GTGTATCCTTAATCAAGGCAACCTTCAATGTGTGGTTGTCTAAATCATGCTCACCCTGCAGTAATTCCTGTTTAAAGCTGTTACACATTGCTGTAGTAATTGCCATGAGTATATCCTCTTGTTAAAGCACAAAGGGGCCAGTACTTGACCAGCCCCAAAGTTTATGCTAATTAAGCAGCGTTGTAACGTGCTGTTACTAGTGCTTCTGGACGTAGAATCTTGCGACCGTATAGGTGCATACCACGAACGATGTCAGCAAATGAATCAGGGTCACGGTAGTTCTCAACTTTGTTGATTTGCTCCGCTGATGCTACTGCATCGTCCTGACCAGCTACGATAACACCGTAGTTGTCATCTTGACCAGTTGTACCTGAAGTACCTGCGCCTGTACCTGCTGATGGTAGGTTGTTTGAAACATAAACACGGAAGCCGTGTAGGTTGTTCAAAATCAAGCCATTCATTAGGCCAGTTCCACCCCAGTCAGCTTGCAATACGCGGCTGTCTTCGTCTTTTAGGATTTCCATAAAGACTGGATCGACAACCAACCAACGTCCACGTGAGTCAACGTTTGCTGTATCCATCTGACGTGCCATACGTGCAACAACAGTCAAAGGTGAAGTTGTTGTAGTTGACAATGATGTCGCGCCTGGTAGACGTGCTGCTAGTGGGATAGAGTCACCTGTACCGCCTGAGTCAGCAGTTGTGATGTGACCGATATCACCAATAGTTAGGTGGTTCGCAGTTAGGAACTCGCCTGTTAGGTTGCCAGCAGTGTCGTGCTGTGCGTCACCAGATGTAGTTGAAATCAATACACCCGCTGTTGTGTGACCTGACAAGTAAGACAATACGTCTGCGTCCATTGCGTCAGCCATTTTATATGCTGCACGATCAGCAGCTAGGCTAACGTAATCAACGTTTGCAAACTGATCTTCGATGTCATCCATTTTGAATGCGAAGTAGTTAGCTTTGTCGATTGTTAGAGAGAAGTCTTCATCGTTCAACTTCTCAACAGAGATAGCTGTGTGACGCTCAAGAGCGTTAACAGTTACGTCTGGTTCTTTCTGAATACGAACAACATCGCCTTGGTTAGCAATCTCACCGAAGTAAGAGTTGTTTGTAATCGCGTTTGTGACAGCAGATTTACGTAGGGCAATCTGTGCCTGTTTCGAATAGATTACTGGAGACCAGTTACCGTCGAAACCTCCTGATGCGGAAGTAATAGCCATAGTTAATTCTCCTTATAGATATGGCGTGAGTATTAGACACTACATATCCACTTAAGAGGCTCGTCATATTAGGGTAGTCAGCTATGCTTTGAGAATGCGCTTTCTCGTTGCGCTGGGCCTATACTTGGAGGTAGTTCTTTGTGTGGCTAGTGCTTATTAAAAGCATACACACTTTTGTGTTGTGTATATGCCATAGTTGTATTCATCTTTTCTTAGATGTCAACTACTTCTTTGACAAGTCATAAATAAACTTGCCTTTACGTTGAGCGTCCATGATTTCTTCTTGGCGCTTCTCGTATTCCTTGATACTCATCTTAGCTACCTGAGATTCACGTAGATAGCTTGATGTGTCATCTGCCTCTGGTGGCGCTGAGCGTTTACTCTTTACAGAGCTTGCAGCGTCTTTGTCTGCAGTATTAACTTTCTTAGTAGTAATACCTTTGTCTGCTTTATACAGATCAATTACACGTGAGACAGATTTAGCATCATCAGTGTTTTCATACAAGGCATCTTGAACCCATTTAGGTTGATCTTCTGCCCACGTATGGAATGCATCGTCTTCACGTATCTTCATGAAGTCTGGGTGCATCTGTGTTAACTCAGCTTCAGCCTTTTCACGTTTAGCTGTAGCACGTAGCTCTTCTATCTCTGCTAGACGTGCATCTAAGGTTGAGGCTTTCTTATCTGCTTCTTTAGCTGCAATAGCTTCTACAATACCAGCAATGTCAGGGTATTGTTTAGCCCAAGCTTCGATCTCTTCGTCAGACTTAGGGAGTACAAGCTCATTCTTGGTAGCAGCTTCTAGTTGCTTTTCTAGCTTTTCTAGCTGGGCTTTATACTCTGCATCCTTTTCTTGCATGTGCTTACGGATATCACCGTAGCGTTTCTTGAAGGACTTTTCTTCAGCACTTAGTTCAGAATCATCTTCTTGTGCTTCAGCTTTGGGTTCTTCTTTTTGTTTGGTATCACTCTCTGCCTGTACTGGCTCTGGCGTAGGCTCTTCGCTATCGGGTTCAGCTTCAACAGCTTCTTCTTCTGTTTCATCTGTTTCACCACGTGCTTGCTTTTTAAGAGCTTCTAGTTCAGCCATGTCTGCATCAATACGTGCTTGATTGCGTAGATGGGGTGCTGCGTTGATAACCTCTGTTTTAATATCAACTTGTTCGGCTTGTGACATATTGTTCTCCTTTATGTTGGGGCCGCCGTAGCGGGTAAGCCATTATAGTTATTACGGATTATTTCTTTTTCTTAGAAGCTAAGCCGCCTTTCTTAAATCCACGTTGAATGCCTCTGTTTATATCAGATACTGCGCCTTTTACTTTTTCTGATTCTTTTTCTGCTTCTTTGATAGCTGATTCTGATGCCCCTCTATCTCTCATCTGTTGTATAACAGATTCTGAACCTGAAGAGGAGTACTCAGCCGAAGAAGATTTAGCAGCCGCTGCTTGTGCGTCACGTTGACGTGCCGCTTCTTCTGCAGCAGCTTTTTCTGCAGCTTCACGTTCCTTACGAGCTTTGCGTTCTTGAGCGCGTTGATACTCTTCTCTTGAAAACTGTTCAGGAGGAGCCATTTGTTTAGCCATTTCATCTACAGAAAGGTCTAGTAGTCCTTCAGGTGTAGGTGTAGTCGGTAGAGTTACACTAGCAGGTGTAACCTCTGGTGTGTAAGTCTCTCCCTTGAAACCTGCGAGTATTTGTTTTAAAAAGTTGGGCTTCTCTGCTTCATGTTGTTCTAAGAGTCCTGTAACTTTTTCACGCTCTTGTGCAGTAAGAGTTGTAGATTCTAGTCTACGCCGCAACTCATTGCCTATTCGTCTATTCTGATCTGTCAAAGCTAACTTAATAGCTACGCCCATGATTGGATTAATGGCACCAAAGGCTAATGCTGCTGCGTTACCTTTAGGTGAAGCTTGATCATCCACCATAGAAGATAATTCATCTAGAGTAAGCTCTTCATAGTTTATAGCCTCTGGAGGTTCTACATTAGGGCCGCGATCATTATCGTCTTGATAAACGGGTTGTGCAGAAGCGGCAGGTGCTTGGGATACCGTACCTCCTGATGTTACTGTTTCTCCAGACTCTACTACATCAGACTCTTCTAAGAAGTAACCTTCAGGGATGGGTGTAACAGGTTCACCATTAATAAACATGACCATCAAAACGTTGCCATCTTCATTAACGTACTTACGCATTTCTACATTAGATGCGGTAGCACCTAAGCCTATACCTTCTGCGCCTAATCCTAAAGCGCCTAACGGATCATCAGGACTTCCAGCAGTAATCATGCCACGTCTAGCAACGTCACCGCCCTCGTCCATTTCTATTACTTCAATAACTTCTAAGTCTTCTAAATCAAAAGGCAGGTCATCTTCAGGTTCTACAATCTCCATGCCATCCATAGGCTCTCCACCTATACGGCCTTGGGCATCCATCTCTGCAAAGCCCATCTTAGCTTGCATACGTAGGTCTTCAAAGAACTTAACGCCATAGTATCGAACAACGTCAGCGGGTACCACATATTCACCTTCGCTTAATTGCGCTGGGATGTCGTCACGCACCTCTTCAGGTAGCGATCCTGGTGGCACATCATTACCAGACACAGGGTCTTTCTCTGCGCGGCTGGATTTGAATACCGCTTCCATTTCGTTCTCAACCGCCATTTACAGTCTCCCTGAGTAGCTTTAGTTTGCGCAGTTGAGTTATTGCACCCTGCGCTCTATAGAATATGGCTGGCTCTGTAGCCTGTTCCATTATTTTATGTTGTAGATATATAAGATCATCTAGATGTGCATTAAGAGCATCTACAAAATCTTTGTCATTAACCCATTGCTTGAGGTTCATTACCAGTGAATCCTTGTTCTCCTGGGACAGGCGCTGTGCCTATACCCATTTGTGATCCCCCACCTCCAGATGTATCCGCAACACCTTGTGGCCCCTGTCCCTCTGGACCTGCTACGCCTTGCTCAGGTGTAGGTGCTGGTGCTTGGAATCCTTTGAGAATCTCTGCTTGGATAGCAGCATCTGCCATAGAGTTAGTAACCTTATCTGGGTCAAGGTCCATGCTCTTAGCAATCTCACGTATAATATAATCCATTTTAGCAAAAGGTGCAAGCACTGGATTCTGTGCCACTTGTAAAAACTGCATCAGGCGCTGGGAGCGTACTTCATTAGCCATCAAGCTTTCAGTACCAGATGCGTTAATCTCTAAGTCACCACGAATAGATTCATCAAAGTCGAACTGCATATTGAAAGCAAAGAATGCCTTACCTAGAGGGCGAATAAGATAATCATCTACGTTCTTTACTACTGTACGGATAGAGCCGTTGGCAGCAGACATAAGCATAGAAATACCAGAGGCAGTACGACCAACTCCTGATACGCCTGTCTGACCATGTGCGAAGGAAGGGAAGCCAGTTGATTCATCTGCTAATACTCTCGCTTTATCAAACAGTTGCATGTTTTCACCAGCAACATTAGGGAACTTGGTGCCAAAGATAGCTTGACCAGGTGCCCCTCCCTGTCTCCTAAACACTTTACCTGGATACACGGAGAGGTCTTGCCCTGGGACGAGGTTAGTCTCGTCTACTTCAATGATAAGGTTACCTGATAGTGCAGCGTTATCAATCGCCATACGCATGAAACCATTCATCAATGTCTGCGTGTCATCCATGTTTTCAGCAATACCTACACCAAAGAAGCTGTAAGGATTGTGTTCATAAGGGGTTGCATAATAAGGAATACGTGCAGGTTTAAATGGGTTTAGTACCATACGTAGTACTTCACCGTTACAAATCCACACATTTGCGTTTACTTCGTCTAAATCTTTTAGTTCTGATGGGATCTTAACTCCGTGCTCTTCTAGTAGCTCTACATCTACAAAGCCCCAGAACTCTAACACTTCCCAGCGCTCTGAAGTAGGCTGAGTGTCGTCGTCTTCCATTGTCATTTCCCAGTACTTCTGTACGTAGTCTGGGCCTTTAGATACAGCCATGTCTACTGCATCATCCATAAAGTAAGGACGACTCTTTAATGCGCGTAGCTGTGTGCGTGACATCTTGTGACGCTCAACAACATACTCTGCATCATTCATAGACTTTGCTTCTGGGTCAGGGTAGAAGTCCCACACAGAAACGTGGCTACATTCTGGTACTGTCTTAATAAGAGGATCGTACTCACCCTCTTCATTCCAGTTAGGGTATTCTTTATCTACAGCGAATGGACCCTTCATGACACCTGTACCAAGTAGTGCCATTTCAAAAGCCATAGAGCGTAGGTGTGTAGATGCACCACTCTCTTGTAGCTGATCGTGTATCTTCTTCTCCATCTTCTTAGCTGCTACCATAGCAGGATGGAATGTAACTGTAGTAGGTGTTGTACCTTCACCTTCAACAATCTTATCAGACACACCTTCTAGTTTACCTTGCATACCAGCTAGACGTGCCTGTAGATCTACAAGTGTCTCACCTGGTTCTAATTTAGTTTCACCACTTATAAGATAGGGTTGCGCTGGGCGTTGCTCTGTAATGGCAGCAAGTGATCCACCTGCTTTATCTGCATTAGGATCAATGTTGATGTGTGCAGCTTCTGATACACCATCTGGCAGAATAGATGGGTTAACAGATAGTGGGAACTTGTTGTTGCCGAATAGTACATCTACGATCTGTCCGTATGCAGCAAGTGTCTTAGTCTTAGTAACCTTAACAAACACACGTGACTTTTCTGTGTCAGTGAACTGTACGTCTGAGCCATAGATGCCGCGATAGTTACGATAAGCTTTTAGCCA